AAGGGTTTACTTGATGTCTGATAAACACCGTAAGGCTGCAGGTGCAGCCAAGATTGCGAAAGATAAGATGGCTTGCAATAAGCCACAGAAGACCCCTGGGCATCCAACCAAGAGTCATGTAGTCAAGGCCTGTGAAGGAGGAGAAGAGAAGATCATCCGCTTCGGGCAGCAAGGCGTGGAAGGAAGCCCTAAGAAAAAAGGCGAATCAGAAGCGTATAAAAAACGTAGAGAAAGTTTTAAAGCTCGTCACGCACAGAACATTAAAAAAGGTAAGATGTCTGCAGCATTCTGGGCAGACCGCGAAAAATGGTGACACCCGAAGAACTGACACACGCATGGCAAAACCCAAATCAACCACAGTCCGACTTGAGTCCAAGCCCAAAAAAACACGTCAAGGTAACGGGCGTAATTCTTTACCTAGTCATGGCCGTAAACTCAGTCGCGGTCAAGGTAAGTAATTTGTGTATGATTGGAGGTAATAATAGTTACCTCCATGTCGGATCTTTCGCGTGCGATTAATCTAATTCGTAAACACGAAGGGTTTAACGAAAAGGCGTACCCAGATCCGGCTACAGAAGAAGAGCCCTATACCATCGGGTTTGGAACTCAGTTCTATCCCGATGGTTCTCCTGTTAAACGTGGACAGTGCTGCAGTAAAGAAAAAGCACTGGAGTATTTATTCCACGAAACTTCTGTCATCGACACCCAGCTGATCAAGCTGAACCTGGGACTTGATGACAGCATGCGTCAAGCCCTTATTTCCTTCATCCACTCCATCGGGTGGGAGCCCTTCCTTTACAGCAATGTGATCGATTGCATTGAACGGGAAGACTTCTGTGAAACCACCAAGGAAATGGGGCAGTGGATCTTTGATCAAAATCATTCCGTCGTCGGCACTCTAGTTGATCGCCGCCGGGAAGAGATCAGCTTGTTTCTTGCTGAAATTGAGGCCAATCCCTGGTCCTCCACAGAGATCTTGCTTGCTGCCTTTCGTAACTACACCGCTGCTCCTCACCAGGTAAGGGCAATCAGATCTCTGGAAGAACACATCAATCCTTACGTCCTGTCTAAATTTGCCAACGATTTCGACATCGACGAAGACCCGTGGTGCACCTTTGCGTCAGAAGAGCTCGATTTTCTGTTTAACAGCTAGCATTAGAATAATTGCTAGGAATTAATGCAGAGTGGCATGGAGCGTTCGGTAGAACCACGGGAGTTTGAACTACCCTTGGAGCTACAGTTTGCAATGCGCAAAGCTGAGCTTCAGGCCCAAGAGATGACATGGGAAGAACTGTATTCCGCCCTGTTAAATCTCTACCACCAACGTCTGATGGAATGGCATGCCATCAAAGACATCATGGCTGGTGAGAACATTGATATTGATGTGGACTGGCCCACGGATCTAGAGCTGGCAGAACTTGCCGCCGCTTGCGTATACAGCGACGACGAGGACGAGGATGAAGACGATCTTCAGCCGTTCTGAACTTCGTCAAACTGCACTAAACGGTCCAGGTACCACTGGGCCTTTTTTAATGAGGTGATACCGCCCTTGTTGCGTTCACGCCAAATGTATTTGGCAATGTTGCCCTTGAGATAACCGCGATACTCCTCTGGAGTCAGCTCTGCCTCAATTGCTTCAATGCACTCGATGGTGCCGTCAGTGTAATGAGACGGATGATTAACTTCATCCCCTTTGATTACAGGAGGACCGTCAAACGTGAAGATTGAATCAGGAATTGGGGTAGTAGCCCAGGGCACAGGACAGACGCCACCTGGGCAATCACTAACCTCACTCACCGGGTCAAACCAAGTCTTTTCGCTGACAGCATCTTCTCTTTCTCGTCCGGCTCTTCCAGTTCCAAAACTAAGGAGCGAGGCTTCGGTGATGCTCCCATTGCTAAACCCTCCTCCATTGAGGGAATCAAGCCCGTCAGTCCGGGACGCTTCATCCCCTCGATGTTTAATGGATTCCTCTCCAGCCCTTGTTCGCATGCAACTAAACCCCTGTTGTACATGTCATATAAGGGTACATCATTTTCTTCGTTTGCGAGAGGTTGACCGAAGTCTTCTTCGTCAAGACACCGACACATAACCTCATCTTGAACAAACGCATCAAGGAAAGAAGCTGCGTGGTTCATTGTATTTAATCGTTGATTCAGTCCTTTTACAATGATACTATGGCAAGATTCTATAATCCACGGGAAGGTCAGGAGCGTCGTCCGGTTGAATTCGGATACGACCCACGACCTGATGCTGGTACTTCTGGGGCTGAGGTTTCCGACCTTAATCCAGAACAGGCGTATGACACTGACTTGCGTCGTTTACCAGAAGAAGAACGCTTCCAAGCTGAGTCACTGAATGACCAGCAGGGACGTGTTGCTAAATTCATGCGAGCAGCAAAGTCCGCTGGTGCCTACAAGCTTCGTTCTGGTATCGACGAACCAATGATTCGTGGTAGGACGCCCAGGGTGCCTGCTTCGATTCAAGGGGTGTCACTTCCTACGACAGGTGACTCGGGTGGACGCAGCGGATCGATTGGATACGCTAATAAGCCCAAGCCAAGGTCTGGTCGGGCTTACAACTATCTAGATGCGTTCTCCTGATCAAACTTGAGAAAAGACGACGCGATCTGGTTGATCTTGATACTTCCCTTTGCGGTCTTGATAAGTTACGTGACAGGGATTCCCACGGTAGAAAAGCAACTGTGTAATGCCTTCATTAGCGTAAATCCTGTTGAAGAGACCCGTGCAGTTACTGATCTCCAGTGTTAGGTAACCTTCCCAACCACTTTCTGCCGGTGTGATATTTACCAGGATTCCAGAGCGTGCATAAGTGGACTTACCGACAGCTACCACAGTCACGTCACGAGGAAGCTTGAGACGCTCCTGGGCCACACCAAGACAATAACCGTAGGGAGGCAATAGGAAGTATTGACCTCGTTCGTCTTCCAGAAGTTCGGAAGGTTTCAGAATTTCAGAATCAAAATTCTTTGGATCACAATCACCCTCTGAAATACGGCCAAAAATCAGGCATTGCTCAGGGGAAAGACGAATGTCGTACCCATAAGAGCTGAGGCCATAACTGAGAAGCTTGCGTCCGTCTTCTTTGCTGACCAAATGGTCAACAAAAGGAGCGATCATTTCTTCTTCTTCCGCAAGTTTCTTGATTTCCCAATCGGCCAGAACGCTCATGGTCACTGTCATTCGAGTTTTAGTATACAGAAATTATGAGAGAATATGTCCGCGTTCTGAATAAATGTCAATGAAACGTTCGACTGCCACATCTGACGAATCCGTGGGCGGAAGATAGACAATCATAGAAGTGCACGTCCTGTGTTGCTTAAGTCCTTGACTGTTATGACGTAGCAACCTAGGAGCTGTACGAAGAATGCACAAAGGAAAACTAAAGATCTTCGGCTCGTACCGGATCATGTCCGGACAGTTGGTAAAATAAACGGCTTGCTTAATTTCTTTTGCCAGCCAAGACCGATATAGCTTGCGGAACCAAACGGCGTGAGAAGACGTAAGGGATGGAGAGGATGCACGTGTCATCTTCCATCGTTCGTTCTTAATGTCCCAAAAGTATGCACCCGCTGGTGGAAACAAATAAACATTCCCGTACCACTGCTGTGCATTTAGTCCATCATCTGATGGCGTGAAGTAGGCAGGAGCTTGGACGTATTCATTAGCAACCTTGCTGCTAGCAACATCTAATTCAATGCCACCCATTACTTCATTTGCAGCAACGATCAGATCTGAGTTGGTGATTAACTCAGCGTCTTCCGACCGTGACTTAACACCACGGACCCCAGCTTCTTTCATTTTTCTGACGCTTTGTTATAGTCAATTTCGCAATAGCGAATGCCATCTTTATCATTGATGACATAACCAGCTTTTTCTGTCGGATCAATCTTCTGTGCAGCTCCAAGGATGCGACGGAATGTTTCAGCCATATCACCATCGTTACTACGCTCACATTCCTCCTGGGCGGAATGAATCTCCTTAAGTGTCCAGAAGAACATGGAACGTTTCTTGTTTTCTGGTTGAAAGACCATCACACCAGGCCCTTCCAGTTCCCACATCTTGCAATACTGTTCTCCCATATCACCAAGGATTAACTTGATGGTGGCATCCAGCATCCTGGCCTTAGTTTGATCCAGCTCCGGTCCGATGACAGAAGCAATTAACTTTTCACGCCTGCTTACCATTTTCAATTAGTCCTTGACGATTTAAGGATTCTAGAAGCTTTTCGGTCGGTTGATACAAGACAACGAGCTTACCAAGGACACCACGTTTTTTAACCAGCTTGCCATTGTCGTCACGAACCTTGTCAAATTCACCGGAGCGAATCAAGTATTCAGCAACGCAACGGAGTCTCCTCTTAAGGGGAAGCTCGGCCTGTGGGAACTTGCCGCAGATGGTATCGGGCTCCAAATCCTGGAACGCCAGACGCAATCGATTGGCAAGGGTCATGCCAGAGTTAGCGTCCTCTTCTTCATAGTTTTTTAAGTTTTCTAAGTACCTTTGTAGGCACCCATCATCGAAAGAGCCCTCTGGTGGCAAGAACATTTCCACTTGCCGGATGAGTGATTCCGGAAGGAGTTGCTCGTGGTTCTCAATGGTTACGGAGGAGATCTCAACTCCACGGAATCGATGGGCCATTATTCAAGAAATTCCCGATCTGTGTTGTACATACGTGTTGCAGCATCACCTTTACCCCTCAGGTCTCTTGATTCCAGGTCCCTGTTCTTGGAGAAGGATTGCACCAGCTGGTTCCAAGGCACGCGAAGGACAGCTTTACGGTTGGGATCAGGAGAGACGTTGACGAAATGAATGCCTTCTTTCCATCCTTTATTTGGATCACGCCGACCGATGGCAATCCAATTACGGATGGTTTGATCCGAGACTCCCAGTCGTTTGCCGCATTCTTCTGTCGAAATGTACTCATCGGCATAAGCCTCTGGATTCAATACATCAATCTCACCGTTTGAATACCGGCTGTGCCACATGGAACTAAGGACGTTCTTGATTCCTTTTAGTTCAAACGCAATATCTTCTAAGCTTTTGCGGAGACCGTATTTCATAACAGCAAACGTTTTGGTTAGATGCTAGTGTATGGGCAAATCTTTTGCACCACGATGGAAGAACAAATTCCTTCCAGTACTCCCACTCAGCCTATTGAGCAACCTCAGATGCCGCCTGCGCTCCAGGGAATTACTCCTGAAATGCTTGAGGCCATGAAGGCGCGTGCACGGGAAGAAGCTGTTCGGATGACGATCCTGCAACAGCAGCAACAGATGCCCATTCAAGAGGGAATTTCTGGCCCACCACGCCCTTCCATTCCTGTTATCCAGCCACCTCAACCGCAAGTTATTTATCTGCGCCGCAACCTGACGGTTGCTGAACTCATCATTGTTTTTGCGATTGCTTGTGGCCTAGTCACAGGCACTCAGGCAGCCTGGAACTTTGCATCTAACCACTTGCCGCGCATTGAAATCAAGGCTCGTTAAGTGGTTAGACACATTGCGACTATAATTCATTTTATGGGGTTTTTGTGATTTAATAGGTGGCCAACAGGCGTATATCCGAGCTACAAGAACTTGCCGGCATCCAGTTAGCGGATGGAGATCTGCTGACAGTTGTGGATGTCGGTGAAGTTGACCCTGCGATTAAAAATAAGAAACTAACAATATCTGGCACAAAGGCATACCTTGATATCTACTACCTTCCTCGCACCGGTGGAACGGTCAGTGGTTCTGTTTTAATCCAAGACAACCTGACGGTTCAAGACCAAGCAACAATCTCTGGTCTTAACGTCAGCAATACAACGAACATTGGAATCCTTTACGTTTCTGGTACGACCAACGTCACCGGTACGTTCAGTGGTACCACCATTACAGGTACCAACGTCAACGCAACAAACGTTACTACAAATACATTAACAACCAATAGTTTTTCTGTGACCACCCTGACGGGTGTGTCCGGTACTTTTACTACTATTGTTTCTGGCGCAACCGTTACCGGTAATACAGGTAACTTTGGAAACCTGGCTGCAGTTTCTGGTGTATTCAGTAACTACCTAAGAGGGGGTACTGTTACCGGCGACTTCGGTGCCTTCGGTACGGCCACAGGTATCACTGGTATCTATACGACATTACTATCCGGTGCCACGGTCACTGGTACAACAGCAAACTTCACGACGGGTAACTTCCAAGTCCTGAACGCTGGTTCTCATATCATCACTGGTAACTCGACCATCAGTGGTGATCTGATTGTTCGTGGTTCTGGTTTCTTCAGTTCTGGCGTACAAATCACCGGGACGATCAGTGGCACCACCATCACCGGAAGCAACGCTCAATTCACGAACGTTACCGGTATCAACATCATTGGAACGACGCAGGTTTCTGGTGGGACTGTTACAGGTGGCCTCGGTCAGTTCACGACACTAACTGGAGGTACTGCAGGTTTCACCACGGTTACCGGTCAGACCGTCACCGGTGCAACAGGTAACTTCACAACCTTGAATGCAATCACTGCATTCTTTACGACTGGTATTGTTCGAGAGAACATTACTGTTACCGGTACCGCCACAGTTAATAGCGATCTGCTTGTTCGTGGCTCAGGACTCTTTAGTTCTGGTATCAATGTCACTGGTCGCGTCAGTGGTATCACTATTACCGGCGCAGGTGGCGGCTTTACGACTCTCACTGGCACTACAGTTACCGGTTCTGTTGCCAACTTTGTCAGCGGCGTCTTTACAACCCAGGTTTCTGGTTTAAATGTCACTGGTGAATATGGACGTTTCCTCAGTTTGGAAGGAAGTGTCATCACAGGTGGAACAGTCATTGGAACCACGACTGTTTCCGGTACTTCTATTCAAGGAAACAATGGGTTCTTCGATACCGTCACAGGTAACACAGCCGGATTCACAACCGTAACCGGAACTACCGTTACAGGCACGACGGCAAACTTTGTTAGTGGCGTCTTTACGACCCAGATTTCAGGTCAAACTGTCACTGGTGGAACAGCTCGTTTTACAAGCGGCATCTTTGGCACCCTTGTTGCTGCATCACATACCGTTACCGGTGATCTTGTTGTCTCTGGTAACTTACGAGTCGAAGGTTCTGGTTACTTCAGTTCTGGTATTCAAGTCACTGGAACGTTAAGTGGCACCACGATTACCGGCACAACAATTCAAGCGACCAGCATTACTGGTGTTTCTGGCGTTTTTACAAACCAAGTTTCCGGTGCAACCATTACCGGCAACCTGGCTCAGTTCACTGTACTAACCGGTGGTACTGCTGGTTTTACAACAGTCACTGGAACGACAGTCACTGGCACAACTGCTAATTTTGTCAACGTTAATGCAAGCAATATCACCGGAGTCAACGTTTCCGGTGCCATGGTCAAAGGCACTATTGGTGACTTTGGTGACCTTATTGCTACCACCGGACTCTTTAATTATTTATCTGGTGTTACTGTCACAGGTAATACGATCCAAGCCACGACCGGTGTTTTT